CGTTGATGTTCCGGATTGGCCGGATCACGCAGGGCTTGCTGCCAGCGCCAGTGCGCCATCAGGTCGTCAATGCGGTCCCCGTACTTGGCGCGGTAGTAGCATTCGGCCAGCGCTTCGTCCGTCCATTCGATGCCCGCCGCTTGCATACAGGCGGTGTAGGCCATTTGCAGCTCGACATCGTTCTCAAGGAAGGTGCCGAAGTCGTCGCTGCCCAAGTTCTGGATGGCTTCGATGACCTTAGCTGCCGAGGGGTCAATAGGCTGAACAGGTGCGTCGATCATGAGGATTGCTCCGTTTCAAGGTATGGGGTGAGGTCCATCGTCGGGTAAGTATTGTTGGTGAAGGTGTAACCGTTGAGCGCACACGGATTCCAGCAGGTTAAGTACCAGTAGCCGGTGCGCCCGGGCAGCAGTGGCGGTTGATACAACGCTTCAAGCTCACCGTGACAGTGGCGGCAGGTGCGCTGCTGTGCGGGAAGCGGAAGCGGGTGGCTGTTTTCAGCCGGGGTGCATGATTGAACTCCTTCTATTAGTGCGGACATCTGCTTACCTTTCTAAGACCGAACTTGCGGTCTAGTGCGAAGTGCTTTGCGTTGCGCTACATTCTTCTCTCATCTGCAATCAGTTTAGCATAGACCGTTTGCATTGTCAACGATATGTTGACTAAAGAAACGAAAAGTTTGTGAATTATAACTCGACATTGACACAGTAAATGAAAAGACGTACCCTATAAGGAAAGTGAGCAGGAGAATGACCGTGAAACTAAAGTTTCTTGAGATGGTGCAGCGCAAAGAGCGGCAGCTAGGGCGGCGCATTACGTATGCCGAAATTGCGGAAGCCACCGGCATGACTCGTGCTGCTGTCAGCAAATGGGCAAGCGGTGAAATTGTTTCGTACCGCAAGGAAATGCTAGACTCGTTTTGTAAATACTTTGAATGCCAACCGGGCGATCTGTTGACATATGAGCCAGACGGTTTACCGGCGTAACGGCGCAGGTTTCGATTTTCAAACCAATTTTTTAGAGAAAATAAACCTGTAATCGGAAGCATTAGTTGTAACATCTGGTAATCTTTAATAATGTGTTATAAACGATTAACCCAAAGTGTAAAGCAGGTTGTGAGAGCAATCGGCAATGACTTTGCAAAGTTGGTTGCACAATGACAAAGCGACGCAAGCGCTACACGAATCCGACGAAGGTGTTTGACTTCATTGAAGCGCTGGCGCGGTGGCTGTGGCGGGTAGCGAGGAGGCGGTGAAATGGATCAGGCTGTTGTTCGACGATTAAATCGAAATGTAGTTGTCGGCATCGTGTATGGCACTGAAGGCAGTGCGATGCACAATACTCACAGCGTTATTCATCATATTTATATCGGTGACAGCCGTGATGAAATTGAACGGGCATTTGCCGAAGAAATGGGCATAACCGGCAGTATAGAAGAATATTTGAACGAGTCGTGGTCGAGCATCACATACTACGATGAACAAGCAGAGGTAGAGACTGAGCGACAGAAAGTGCGCGATTCTCAGCCTGATTTACCTACACGGGTTCGAGTGGTCACGCCCGTATTGTGTGTCAATGATTATGGCAAGTTACGTATACGCACTGCCCCAAACACAACTTATACGGTTAGCCCGCTGGATCTCAATGTATCAACTTTTAACCAAGAAGGCGCAATGCTGGAGGCAGGGACAGAGTTCATAGTTCCTTATCGTCTAGCTAAATTCCTGACCAACTCGGAATCGAAAGCATTTGAGCTGGTCGAGTAGCGAGGAGGCGGTGATAATTATCAGCGTGGCCGATTGTAGATGGATGCCAGCCGAGAAAATCACCGAATGTGATTATTACTTATGGTATCGTTCGTTAGTTTGAGTAAAAGTTAACAGCTAAATAGTCCAGAATCGAAACGACGATGCTTAGAACATCGTCGCTTCTAGCCGTCAAACGACTTATCAGGGAGGTTGACGACATGAGTATCTTAACTAAGGTTTGCCGACGCTGCAACCAGGAGAAGCCGGTGAGCGAATTCTACACACGGTCAGGGATAGCTACTCCCACAATACCAGGGCATTATTTGACCGAGTGTAAATCATGTCTGCGGGAACGTAGTAGAAATGGTGTGAACAACCGGCTGTCAAAACTGGTGCCGAGGGCTTTTACTGAAACCATCGCCGTGAATTATTTCAAGTCGCATGGGATTCCAGTGTTGCCCGGTAAAGCGGTTTATGCCGCTGATGTGGATCTTGCGGTGTGGGGGCATGTTTGGATTGAAGTGAAATATAGTTGTATTCGCCCCGATGGATTATTTCATTTCAATACAACGCTGAAACAGCAGCAACGCGGGTTTTTGGCGCATCTTGTTTTGTTGATATGCAAATACGATGATGGACGCCAAACCTTCCATCTATTCCGTGCTAATAATCCAGTTTTCGCTATGAAGGGCAGATTGAAAACAGCGACTACATTTAGGCCAGGTTCACTTCATGCAATCAAGCATGGGAACAATCGGGTAGTAATGACTCAAACAATGATGGATGAGGCGGAAAATCGCTTTGAGTTAATCGAAGACATCCGACATGAAATATCAGCCGGTTTGATAGGCGAATGTTAGTTCTGAATTGTAAGTAAGAAGTATGCGCAGCGGATAGGCCGCCAACGTGTGCAAAAAATGCACAGGTCGGGATCAAGCCCGGCAGCGCAATCAGCCAGTCAGACGTCTACTTCAAGTAAACGTCTGGCGCGCAGCTTAAAAATTAGTTGTCTCAGAAATGTCTAGGTAAGAGCAGAAGTTTGTGGGGTTCCTGAACAAAACCCTATCATTTTCGCAAGAACGGTTAAACGCGGATGTTTTTTAGCTGGCACGCCACGTGCTGACGTTCGGCGGTCGGAAAGCCCGCTCCGGCTCATCAGCCAGGGCGATCAGCTCATGCCGCCGGGCAATCAAGGCCACGTAATCATCATCATGCGGCTGGTAAATGGCCGTAATCGCTTCGTCGCTGTGGTTCATGATGCGGCTGATCACGGAGATTGGCACACCGGCTTTGCCCAGACCGTGACCGCGCGAATGCCGGATGCAGTGCGGATGGTAATCATCGGCGACACCGGCCCGCACACACAGGTCTTTGAAGAACGCGTAGACCGCACCGGATTTGATAGCCTCGTACTTTGGCCCCTTGCCCGTCCAGATCGCCCCTTCTTGCAGCGGATGCTTCTGATACCAGGCCGTCAGCGCCCCGGCAGTCTGATCACCGAAATACGCCCGGTAATAACCACCGCCCTTATCTTCCACCCAGGCAAATTGACGCGCGAGGTCGGTACGCTCCCAGGTCATCGACAGCAGACCGCCGACACGGACACCGGAAGCGACCAGCATCATCAGGGCCGCGTAATTGCGCGGATGCGTCAAATGGGCATAGTCCACGATCTGGCGCAGGGCTGCCGGTGGCATGGCGCGGTTGTCTTCGGGGGAGGGCGGTGGCCGCTTCCGCTCCAGGCGACGCGCCGGGGATTTCAGCAGGTACTCGCCATCGACACACCAGTTCATCCAGGCTTTGATGACCGAAGTGTAATTACTGACGGTAACCGGCTTGAGGCGCTGGCGTAGATGAAGCTGGTACTTCAGCAGATCGGCCTCCGTGACCAGCTCCAGATCGCGACGGCTGCCGAGCCACTCGACCAGCGGCTTCAACACCACTTCGTACTGGCTGGCCGATTTGGGGCGAACGTTCCTCAATAGAAATAGGCTATAGGCTTCCTCGACTTGCATAACTTTTCCCTTTCCGCTGCGCGCGGCGGTGATGGTAGATCAATAGATTAAACGTAGCAAACAAATATAGAGTCACATCTTATGTAAGTGCGACCATTTGAAAACTCAAATAAAACCGATGAAGAATTCATAAACGCTTGGGGAAAAGTTCACAAACCAGGGGAATAAGAACCGCCCCCGGTGATCATCCAGAGGCGGTTGGGAACGGGACGGACTGTAATTACGAATCCATGACCTACGCGGTGGGAAGCCGCCTTCGGTCAAAACACAATCAATTGTCCACATTGTCCAGCGGGCACACGCTCTATCACAAACGCGTGCCCTATCTAAGGGAGATTTTATCATATGTTCAGCGTATTATGCAATCAACTTTGCATAAGAATTCGTCAATATACCTATAGAAATGTGGGTATCGTGGCCGGATGGCTGGCAAAACGTGCCGGTTTGAAGGTCGTAGAAGCGGATGCGGTGCTGCTGCCGAAGGGGTGCAGGCCGATCCCCAAGCACTACTACGACGTCGATCCGGCAGTGCTGAATCAACTCAAGGATGGCAACCGCGCCATTTTGCATCAGGTGATGAAGAACTGGCAGGTTTCGAATGAGCAGACCGGCAAACACTGGTTTATGAACGGCGACCGATGGGGCACCAAAAGTGATCCCAAAACGTGGCATCAACAGGTGTTTCCGTTTCTGACTCTGCGGACAGTCAAGGCGATGATTGCCGATCTGGCTGACGCCTCACTGCTGGTGATCGATGGTGCGTGGTGCCAACCCCTGAAAGCGGTATTTGCAGGCGCGGAACAAATGGCGCTGCCGCTTGGAAAAGATTTCCAACAGCCGGGAAAAGTTTTCTACTCATCAATAGACTCAAAAAGCAATTCTTCAAAAAACAAAACCGGTAAACAAACATCAAACATCCCGCGCAAGGCTGCTGTTGCTGAATTTTCACTTCCCGAAACCCGGAATAAAGCAGATTTCGAAACACACGAATCCCCGGACTTTGAGGTCGAAGGGCGGGATGTGCTGCACGAGCTGCCGGGTGAATTGGTGACACAGTGGACGGACGATAAGCTGCCGCTTGAACAATTGGTGGCGATTCACGGTGTCGAGCGTGTTAATGCCAAGTGGCAGGAAGCGCGGAGTTTCAAGAATCAGGTCGCCGGATTACGCACGCTGCTCAAGAAATCCCCCGGTTTCGCGCCGCCCCCTTCACCGGCTGCCGATGTACCAACCGAACCCGATTGGACGGAGGATGACATTCCGGGCAACGACACACCGGCAATTGACATCGATGACTTAATCCTAAAACCGATGAGCGCTGCCGAAAAAGAACGGGCGTGGATCGAGGCCCATGTTGCCCCGGCACTCCTGGCGAATGGCGGTGTGCAATGGTGACACTTCCCGATCTCAAAGTGAAAACGCCGATTGAAGCCTACCGCAAGGCGTGGGATCTGCTGGCGATCACCGGCGCAGGGAGTGACTTTGCGCGGTATCTGGATAAGGTCAAGTTTACCCGGTACGACAGCGGCAATTTCACATTCGAAGCGCCCACGCAGCGCATCATCGACCTATTCGCGCGGCAGGCTGAAAGCTGCCAGATTCGCAAGGCGCTGGCGCTGTATGTGCCAGACGGGATCACGGTTACCGTGACGGTGCTGCTGGCCCCATCGGCTAATGCGCCGGTCAATGATTGGCCGTCCTCGATCATCACCGATTCGGCGGCTGCATCATGACCATCCCATTGACCCCCCGGCAGGCCGATAACCTGCTGTACAACCTCAAAACCGTTGCCCCGCATTATGGCCACGGCTCGACGCTCAATTTCTTCGTGGCGCTGGCTGCCGACCGCATGACCGGCGACCGCCTCCTAACCGTGCTGGAGCATCTGGCGTCCGGCATGGACACGGCGGTGGCGTTGTCGATGGATTTGCACCCGCCCATCGCGGGCAAGGCTGCCGAGATCGGGCTGGAGATGATTTCACACGCCTCGATCCGCTTGATCTATTACCGGGTGGCGGCGCAGCGGCTGGTGCGCGAGCTGGCGCGGATGCTGGTGGTCAACGAAGACTCGGCGCGCTGTATGCTGTCGCGTCCGGAGGGATTAGGCTACAAAGCCTATATGTCGTCGCCGCAGTGGGACGTGAAGCGGGTTGAGGCCATCAAGAAAGACGGCAACCGCTGCCGTGAATGTGGCCGCGTCGGCAAGTTGGAAGTGCACCACATCAGCTACATCCGTCTGGGGATTGAGTGGATGGACGATTTGATGACGCTCTGCCCGAAATGCCACAAGGAGATGGATCAGCGCAGCGGCTACGGCAAGGGCCGGAAGGAGGCACGCCGTGTCAGCCGCTAAACAACCCACCCCGGCGCAGCTCCGGCGTAAGCAGCAGACCCGCGTCAAAGACATCGTGAAGTCCTATGCCGGTAACGATCCGTTCGGCGGCCTGGGCGACTGGGATCCTGCCGAGGCTCCCAAGACGGCGATCGCGCGGGTGATTGCCCACCTGGCCGGGATGAAGATTGCCAAACCCAAACCGGCTGTCGCCAAAGAGAAGACCGTCAAGCGTGCGCCGAAACCCAAAGCGCCGCCGAAGCCGAAGAAGGGCAAGAAGGTCGGCAAGGTCAACGAGGTGTGCCTGAAGTCACCGTATACGCGCGAAACCCAATGGCTGCCGCTGGTGGCCGAACTCAGTGAGCTGCTGGCCGAAGGCTGGGAGATCGTCGATGGTGACGTGCCGGTCCGTGACGCCTATGAATTTTTGAACTTTAATCCGGAGGTGCAAGGTGCTTAGCCAACCGCAGGAATCGGCTCAGCCGAAGCCGAAATTCATCACCATGAAGGACGCCAATGGGACGGTGGTGGAAATCCCTATCGAGCAGGAAAACATCGTCACCATTTTTAAGGGTATCGGCTACCGCGAGGTGACGCTGACGGAGCCGGATCATGCCGACGAAGAGTGATAGTCGGCAGCCGGTGGATGTGACGAATTCGTGCCCGGTGTGCAACGCGACGGCCATCCGTGACGAGCAGCTGCTGGACGCGCTGCAAACGGCGATGGTGGCGCTGACGATGGTCGATGGCATTAACGATCCGGTGCTGCGTCTCGCGCGGGCGCGGCAGTCGGTGGTCGAAGCGCAGCGGTTGATCCGCAAGGCGATGGGGCTGATGCAGATCAGACGGTGGTAGGGATTTTATCTAAAGCAAGTGAGGAATTGAAATGAATGAAGGCGATTGCGTAAAAGTTATTGACGGTCGCGATAGTGGCAGAACTGGCTACATCTCCATGATTGACGGCGATATGTGCCATGTTGTGATGCTCGATGACGGTCAGCCAGACATGTATCGCAAAGGTAATTTGGAAGTGATTGAGTGCCCTGAAGAATAGTCGTAACCAAAATGGGTTTATTCGACGACATAACGCTGGAGGAGATGAACATGTCCGCACTCGACGATGAGTATTTTGACGCAACCTGGGACGGCTGCCCAAACTGCGGCGCTGTCTTCGGCGGTGACGAGTATGTATCACAGCGGTGCAGTGCGTGCGGATGGCAGAACGGCGACAAGCTGGACACCGAAGATGACGATGAATTCCCTAGTGAGGAACTTGGTGGCCATCAAGACGTGTGGATCGAGGTTGACGGCAAGCAGCAGCGGGTACTTGCCGATCCCAACATGTCGGAAGAAACGAAGAAGGCGCTGGCCGAAATGATCAAAGCGGCTACGCGTGCTGTTCAGAATGGCGACTTTGACGACTAGGAAACTATAGGCTTGAGGAGGCTTTATGAAAATAATCGCAGTGACGAATCGAAAAGGTGGCGTGGGCAAAAGCACCATGACCACCCACATCGCCGCCGGTCTGGCGCTGGCCGGGCTGAACGTCGGCATCGTGGACACCGACAGCCAGGGGGCAGCCGGTTCGATGCTGGGGCAGGTCGATGAAAATGGCCTGTATGCGGCGTTGATCGAGAAGAAGCCGCTGGATGAAGTGGTGCGGTTGGTGCCTCCGGAGCGCTACGTGCCGGATGGCCGGATGTCTAGCGGCGGTAACCTGTGGCTGCTGCCATCCAGCGACCGCACCTACCGCATCCCGCATGAACTGCGTGAGGGCGAAGACTTCATGTTTCTGGATACGCTGGAGCAGTTTGGCGTGTGGGGCAAACTGGATGTGGTGCTGATCGATACCAACCCGACACTGAGCCTGTTTGACGGCGCGGTGTGGCTGGCTGCTGATGGTTATATCTACGTGACCGAATGCGAACGGCTGAGCATCACCGGCGTCCAGGTGGCGGTTGAGCAGATGGCGCGGGTGAAGCAGACGCGTGAAAAATACATGCACCGCACCAGCTCGGTATTGGGCATCATCCCGAACAAGATGCGCCCCAGCACGACGGTCCACCGGCTGAATATCGCGGCGATTGCCAACGCCTATCCGGGGCTGGTGTGGTCGCCGGTGACGCTGCGGACGGCGTGGGTCGAGGCGGCTAACTTGCAGGAGATGATCTACCGCTATGCGCCGGATGGGCAGGAAGCGCGGGATGCCTACGCGATTTGCACCCGGACGATGGAGGTGCTGAATGCCTAGTAACAAGGATCGGCTGCGCGCCAATCCGCTGACATTGGCGAATATGGTGGATCGGGCGATTGGGGATGCCGAGGCGGAGGTTGTCGAGCGTGAAGTGGTTGTGTATCAGGACAACCCGAATGCGATCCAGCGCCACGACAATGGCACGATGACGTATAAGCGGTTTGTGATGACCAGCGTCGGCTTAACTGTGCCGGAAAATGTGACATCGGACGAACTGGTTGACCTGGGAACGGTCATTCGCGGGCTGCATAGCAGTATTCAGTGGATCGTCGGTGATCTGATGAATTCCATGCGGAGAATCTGGGGCGACAGCTATCAGAATGTGGCTGCGGAGTTAGGCTACGAGGTTAAGACTGTTCAGGAATGGGCATCTATTTGCCGAAATGTTTCCATACGTATGGAAGGTTTGAGCTTCGGCCACCATCAACTTGTTGCTCCACTGGAAGCTGAATTGCAGCAGAAATGGTTGGCATGGGCTGAACAACAGCAGATTAGTGTAAGCGGGTTACGAAAGGCGATTGCCGATTCAAAGAAATCGCTGCCCGGCCAGTCGAAGTTTGTTTTTTCGGCGGCAACCACTGAGAACGAACATTTCTCCTATGTTCATTTGACGCGTATCCGGAATGTCATCAACGGTAAACAGACACTCTCGGCAGAACAAATATTGCAGGATGCTATCAAGCTGAAAGAATTTGCCGAAAGTGTGATCAGGGACATGGGAGGCGAGTGATGGACGAACAAACCCGGCAGCGGCGGGTGCTGAACCTGCTGAGCCGCATCGACCGTAAAAACCAAACGCCGAAGCAGTGGGCGGTGCGTAAGCTGCTGGATTGGCAGCCGGGCGCACAGCGCATCCGTTTTGAGGAACGCTGCCCAATCGCCAGGTGCCGGAGCAAGTTCTATCTGTCGTATCATCTGTACGACATCGTGTGGCGAGTCAATAGTGATATTGAGGACTGCGCCTATTACTGCCCCAGCTGCGGCTTCGGCAACGCTGGCAGCAGGCCGGTGAAGCTGCCCACAAAGGCTGTCCGAAAGCAATCGGCTAATGATTATCTGACTGGATTGAAGAACCGTAAAACATCCGATGGAATACAGTTCACCCATCAAGACGCCGATTTCCACAAGCGAGACAAGTCATGAAATATTGCGTCTATTTCGGCAGTGATACGACCGAATACCACTGGCGATCTTTCAAGACCTACTGGGGCGCACGGCGTTATATGGAACGGGAGATGTCAAGCTGGCTTTTCCGGCAGGCGTTTCACATCGACCAATGGGCGATTGCCAGGGTCATGCCACAAGCCGAATGGAGCCAAACCTGTGTGCTGGCGCAAAGCCTGAACTGGTCACACAAAACCAGTTTTCGCGGTCGCAGTGAGGCCGACCGCTACGTGAAGCCGGTTGTGCAATCTGTTTTGCAAAGTGAGACGGAGACGGTCAAGTGAAAAATAGGGCTATGGTTGTCGGCCAGGGGCATCAGGGTAACAGTAATTTACCTGTCATTCGTGAACCACATGATCCAACACTTGTAACGCTTATTACCAGAGGTGCGCTTCAACCTGGTACACGTCAATTCAAAATGGGGCGGGTATTGATCTTGATTAGTCCACCGGTCGAGTCGGCTGGTATGGGCTGGCACATGAGCATTTCACACCCTGAACGGTATCCGACATGGGATGAAGTCGCCAAAGCATGGTACGAGCTGATCCCTGATGCGGATAACCGTGAAGGATCAATGCTCCTGCCGAAGCGGGAAGATTATATCAGTATCCACAACTTCTGTTTTCAGGTGCATGAGGTCTTGAGTTCATGATCCCGCAACTGGAAGAACGGCGACCGGCCGTCCGGCTCGAAGATGCCCGGCAGATCATCGGCGAGCTGGTCGCGCTGCTGCGTCCGGCCTGTGAACGCATCGAGATTGCGGGTTCGGTTCGCAGAGGCAAACTCGAAGTCCATGATGCCGAAGTGGTGATCATCCCGACGCCGGATTTGCTGCCGCTGACGGACGATCTGATCCAGTACGGCAAGGCGCAGTATGCACTCTACGGCGAGACTGAAGATTGCGGTTACTACTGCCCCAGCTGCGGCTTCGGCAATGCGGGCGGCAGGCCGGTGAAGCGAAACAAGTCATGAAATACTGCGTCTATTTCGGCAGTGATACGACCGAATACCACTGGCGATCCTTCAAGACCTACTGGGGCGCACGGCGTTACATGGAACGGCAGATGTCAAGCTGGCTCTTCCGGCAGGCGTATCGCATCGACCAATGGGCGATTGCCCGGGTCATGCCACAAGCCGAATGGAGTCAAACCTGTGTGCTGGCGCAAAGTCTGAACTGGTCACACAAAACCAGTTTTCGCGGTCGCAGTGAGGCCGACCGCTACGTGAAGCCGGTTGCGCAATATGTTTCGCAAAGTGTGGAGGAATAGTGATGCCAGACTTCGAATGCAAACTGCTCGAATTCAACGGTGAAATCTTTGTGGCGTTCGCACCTGAGCAATCGCCCGCGGGCCTCTTCGAAAAAGTCCTGCCTGTTTCGCCGCAGCTGATTCTGCTAGACCGGTTGCTGGATCAGTTTCACGACTTTGCGGCGGCCTATGTTCCCAATCCTGATGCATCGGTGCCGAATGACGGTATCACGGATGCTGTGATGCTCAAGATCATTGACTGCCTGCTGGCCGATCAGTTCGATCAGGGGCACGTCAAATGATCCCGCAACTGGAGGAACGGCGACCGGCCATCCCGCTCGAAGATGCCCGGCAGATCATCGGCGAGCTGGTCGCGCTGCTGCGTCCGGCCTGTGAGCGCATCGAGGTTGCTGGCTCAGTTCGCAGAGGCAAACTCGAAGTCCATGATGCCGAAGTGGTGATCATCCCGACGCCGGATTTGCTGCCGCTGACGGATGACCTGATCCAGTACGGCAAGGCGCAGTATGCCTTATACGGCGAGGCACGGACGAAACGCTGGGGCAGCAATTACCGCGGGCTGCTGTTCGGCGGCATCAAGTGTGAACTGTTCATGACGAATGAGGACAGTTGGGGCTATCAGCTGGTTTTAAGGACGGGACCATCAGCCGCCAACAAATATATTATGAGCTGGCTCGGCCTGTCGCACGTCAAGGCTCCGGTGCGCTTCCAGGGTGGCTGCGGATGGTATTCACGCAACTGGCGGCACAACGGCAAGGCGTGGGTGGCCGATGACAAGCGGCGGCTGCGGATCGCCAGCGAAGAGGATTTGTTCGCGGTGCTGGGGATGCCGTTCATCCCGCCGAGTGAACGGACGGAGATGGTCTATAAGAAGCTGGCGAATGCCCGTGATTTTGCGTGGCCGGATTATGCGCCGTACTTTGCACAGGACGCGCAGCAGGGCGAGTTAATACCAGGCGGCAGGATCAACCACTTTTTCGACGGTGACGAGATGGACGAAAAAGAGAAGGACAAAGAGGCGCGGATCGCTGCCGAGCGGGACTATAACGCGCGGCTGAAAACGGAGCGGCGACCGCTGCGGACGTATCCCCATTATGCGCTGTGGTCGGGTGATTATACGTTGAGCGGTGGCGGGTAAATGTCGCCGCATGTGGAGTGCGTTATCCTGCCGGTGCTGCGTGAGCTGGGACGCGGCACCCTGCTGCGGACGGCAGTGGTGGCCGAACTGCTAGGCTACAAGCAGCGCCGGGTGTATGATTTCTTTGTGGAGCTGGAAGCCGCCGGGGTGCTGGTGCGGAAGCCGCGCGGCAAATGGTGGCGGCTGGCGTAGACAGTTAATAATCCGTTGATGTAAACGTAAATATATACGCAGTCGCAATTAAAAGTCATTGCCGATTGTGCAATAAAGATCGCATACACTTGTTCTAGTGATGCGATTTTTTATTTAGGAGCGTGACATATGGACATGATTCTGAATCCGCTGGTCAAGAAGATCGGGCCGGCGCATTTCAAGGCGGGCATGGTCGTACAAATGGAGACGATCAACGAAGTGCTGCTGCCTGCCCGTTACTACGCCGAGTCGGCAGCCCGCCGCGCGGCCCGCGAATTCGTCCAGCACACGGTCGATCTGGCGAAGGCAGAAGGCAGGGAAGTCGTGTTCAATCCGCTCGGTGAGCCTTACGCGAAAGTTATGGCAAAGGCCGACGAGGCGCAGACTGAACCCGCTGCCGTTTCCGATGCGGCCACTGGATGACAGATACCATAATCTCAGGGCTTAACTCTTTTTTGCATAGGGCGTATGACACCCACCGAAAAATGTTTACATAAACTCATCAAGCAGATTCAACGGGATTCGGGCAGCGCCGTTCGCACGCTGGCCTTATCCGTCCATTTGGGCAAAGACCCGCGCACTATCCGCTACACACTGGTGCGGATGGAAGCCAAGGGCATCATCGAACGTGTCGGCAAGCGCGGCGGCTGGATGATCCCGACGCCGGTCATCGTGCCGGTGCTGGTGATCGAGGACGTGCAGCCGGTGATTGTGCCGGTGAGGCCGGTGCGCAATAAGTATCAGTGGTCACATGTTTATCACGCCGTTCCTGTATAACAGGCGAGGATCAGGGAAATGCCAAGACGTGCCAGCAGCACCAGCTTTAAGCCGGGGACATCGGGAAATCCGAAAGGCAGGCCCCCAAAAAAGCGCGCACTGACGATGCTTCTGGAGCGCGGCGGCAACGTCAAAATTGAGACGGAGCAGGGCGATATCTCGGCCAAAAAGATCATGGTGGCACGAATCTGGCAGGGATTGGCAACCGGCCAGATAACATTCGGCACCATAACCATGCCAATCGACAAGATTGACGATTACATTGCACTCGCCAAGCTGGTGCTGTCGCAGGTCGATGGCCCGCCGAAGGGCGAGGTCGATGTCACCAGTGCGGGAGAGCCGATCAAGGCAGGTGGCTCGATTGACGGGATGCGCGATTTGTTTCAGATGATGGGGCAGCGCGAACGGAATGGTAGCAGCACGCCTGAATCCACAACTTAGCCTTCCGGCAGCCTTCACCGCCGAACAGGAAGCCGCGCTGAATCGTGCGGCTTTTCGTTTTGGATTTAGTGCCGAGGACAATCAGCAGTTTGCCACCTCGATTTACCAGATGGATGACGAACGGCGCGAGCTGATGATCTGCGCCAGCGATCCGCAGTATTTCGTGGAAACCTACTGTCATATTTATGATCCACAGGCTCAAAACTGGATACCCTTCGAGTTATGGACTGCCCAGCTCGACGCGCTCAACACCTTACATGATAACCAGCTCACGATTGCGCTCAAGGCGCGGCAGCTCGGCATGACGTGGCTGGCGCTGGCCTACGGGCTGTGGCTGCTGCTGTTTCGTCCCATTGCCACCATCCTGATCTTCTCTAAGCGTGACGATGAAGCCATGTACCTGCTCGGCGAGGAGCGGCTGCGCGGCATGTACCTGCGGCTGCCGACGTGGATGCAGGCGTCCAGCGTGACGACCGATAACGCGTCGCTGTGGCAGCTCAGCAACGGCAGCGTGGCACGCAGCTTCCCGACGACCGGCGGCGATGGCTACACTGCGTCCTACGTGCTGGCCGATGAAGCCGATCTACTGCCGGATTTCAACCGCTTCATGAGAAGCGTGAAGCCGACGATTGACGCGGGCGGCAAGATGTTTCTGGTGTCGCGGGCCGATAAGAGCAAGCCGGAGTCGGAATTCAAGCGCATCTACAAAGGATCGAAGGAAGGCACCAACAGTTGGGCGCATATCTTCCTGCCGTGGTACGTCAGGCCGGAGCGTGATCAGAAATGGTACGACGCGCAAAAGGCCGATATTCTGGCGCAGACGGGATCACTCAATGCGCTCCACGAACAGTATCCCGCTACAGACATTGAAGCGTTAGCCGCTAATTCACAGGATCGGCGTTTGCCAGCCGAATGGCTCAGTAAATGCTACGACGAAAAGCGCCCCCTCAGTGACGCGATGCTGCGAGAAGAAAAAGCGCCAATTATCCCTGGCTTGATGATCTTCCAATTGCCCATACCGAAACGTAATTATGTCGTTGGTGCTGACCCAGCGGAAGGTGGGCCATTTTCTGATGATAGCGCTGCGGTTTGGTTGGACGAAATCACCGGCGAAGAGGTGGCGCTGCTATCCGGCAAGTTTGAGATCAGCACCTTTGCCGGATACATTGATACAGTGGGACGATGGTTCAATAATTCTCCAATGCTTCCAGAAAGGAACAATCACGGGCACGGTTTAATATTGTGGTTAAAGGACCACAGCAAATTACGTATATTGTTGGGTAATGATCAGAAAGAAGGATGGCTCAGCAATAGTCTTGGTAAAGTATTGATGTACGACACAATAGCTGATGCCGTGCGCGATGAGCAAATTGTAATTCATAGCTCAAAATCATTTTATCAACTGGAAAGCATCGAGGGATCTACGCTTCGAGCGCCTGAACCGATGCATGACGATTGCGCCGATGCCTTTGCGCTGGCTGCTGTTGCTCGTGGACGAAAAAAGGGTGTATTTGTCGGGTGAAAAGTCGTTGCCGATTACAGGGGAAAACAGGCGGATAATGTGGGAAAGCACTAGGAAAGAATCAATGAAGATCGAAATTGTTTCCGCGCCTTCGGACCCATTCAAACCGGCTTCCGGCGCAAAGCGGAAGCGCTTCAAAGTCGGTGATCAGGTCGTCACGCCGGAAGGGCACAAAGGAACCGTGATCCAAATAGCCGAGGGCTATTATGACCGCGCCGACCGATGGCAAAACAGACGGATGTACCGGCTTGATTTGCCGACCGTGCCGGGCAGCTCGCGCGTTTGTTTTGCCGGTTGGGAACTGGAAAGGGACAAATAATGAGCGGCGGATCATTTGAATACGTTTATCAATATATCACCGATGCCAGCGACGCTTTCGGCAGATTGCACCTGATTTGCGACATTGAGCAATGGTTACGGTCGCATAATCGGCACGATGCAGCGGACGAAGTTGCAGTGTATCTATTAGAGATGGAGACCCATCAACGGCGCGTGGAAACGATCGGCAAACGGATTAGTCCGCTCCTAAAATCGGTTGAATGGGCAGCCAGCATGGACACAACGATAGAGGATGTGGATCAAACCTATTGGAAACTCATGGGCATGGAGCCACCGGCAGCGCCCGGCGTGATGCAAATCCCGCCTGATATTCCATTAAAAATTTGCCCGGAAGATGGATCACCGATGCGGCGGGTATTCAGGCAGGAAGTCATTACAACGTTTCATGCCGGTTATACCTATGATTGGGTATGCCCACAGTGCCAACTCCAACTAAAAGGGGCGGTCGAATACGATAAAGATGGCAGTCTTGAGGCCGAATATCGCAAGCAGTATCCAAAGGTGGACAAATAATGCCCATGCATAACTTGAAATCCCCGCTGGTCTATACCGTTGAGCACATGAAGACGGTCATCGTTGATGACGCGAAGATGACAGCCGGTTTCGTCGGCCATGTGATACTCGACAAAGACGGAAAGGCGCTGCTTGACCCGGCGGACGATTACAATGTAACGCGCTATTTAGCCGCTCCGGACGCCGCGATTATTGGCCGCGGCGTGCTGGTGGAGCAAATATGGGTCGATGAGTGGGTTGTGGCCTGGCGACCGTACAGTGCTAAGCCGGAGGTGATTCAATGGACGGAGTAAAGAAATATACAATGGATGATCTGTATCTATCAAACCTCAGCGGTGATGAACTGGAAATTATCAAACGCAACGCAACAATCTCGATTAACTCGGCTATTCATCTCATGATTAGAGCATTGCCGGACGCGCTCGATAATGTTGCTATTGAACAAACGGCAAATCACATCGAACCTTATCCCATTCCTCACGAGGTCGAGGGATTTGCTCATATCACGTTTCAATTTGTCGGGGGCAAAGAACTTTGTCTACCGCTTTATCCCGGTGTACTCTCAAGTGAATTCAACGGTGCGATGGTTTATGCCCTTGTTGCAGTTGCCGGTGACTATTTTAAGAAGCACATCGCGACCTAGTTTCTCTATCCGATAATCCCCACTGCCAGCGCTTACGCTTACCGTAAGCGCTTTTTATTTGGAAGATGGGGATGAGCAATCAACCACTGATAACCCGTGCGCGGCAGGCCATCTCGGTGCTGCGCGGTACAACCCCGTACACTCCATTACCCTTTGACCCGCCCCAGCAGCTTCGTGCCCCGGCTCCGTCCGGCAGCAAAGAGGCTGTTTTCGCGTGGCCGTCCTTCGCCAACGGTGCGCCGTCGTGGCAGATGCTCAACCTATCGGCCTACATGCGCGAGGGCTTCAACACCAACGCCCTGATCTACAGCGCCATCATGTACAAATACCGTGCGCTGTCCTCGGCGATCCTCCGTGCCTTCGAAGGCGACCCGGAGAATCCCACCCGCGCCAAAGCGACCACGCCGCTGGCGCAGCTCCTACACCGGCCTAACCCGCATCAAAGCACAGTCGAATTTCTCGGTCTGGCAGACATTTACCTGAATATCGCCGGGAACAGCTTCATCTATCTGGAGCGGGACGCCAGAGACGCGAAGGGCAACCAGCTTCCGGCGCGGATGTGGAACCTGCGACCTGACCGGGTGCAGATCGTCCCCGGTGATGGCACGATCCTCGGTTACATCTACCGCCCCGAAGCCAGCACGGTCTATAACGCCATGCCCATCGTGCGCGAAGACATGATCCACACCAAATTACCGAATCCCAGCGACACCTACGAGGGTTTAGGCTACGGCCTGTCGCCGATGGCCGCGCTGGCGCAGTCCGGCGATGTTGACAACAGCATCACCACCTTCCTCAAGACGCTGTTTGAAACCAAGACCATGCTCGGCGGCCTGCTGGAATTCAACGTCGCCATGGATGATGACACTGTGCGGGCGGCCAAACGCCGCTGGCGCGAAATGTACGGCGGTGTCGAAAACTGGGGCGAAGTGGCGGTGCTGGATCAGGGCGGCAAGTTCACGCCGTTCTCGCCAGACTTCCAGAAGCTGGGTTTCGAAGCGCTGGACAAACGCAACGTGCAGCGTATTTTAGGGCCGTTCGGCGTGCCGGGAATGCTGCTCGGACTCGAAATGAGTGCCAGTACCTACTCCAACACCGAGCAGGCCGACCGCGTCTTCTGGCAAAACACCTTCGTGCCAGAGCTGCGCCTCTTCGAAACCGAATTCGAACATTACTTGTCTGATGGCGTCACCTTCCCGCGCTATGACCTATCCACCGTCAAAGCCCTGCAAGAAGACATCGTGCAGAAGATCGACGGCGCACATAAGCTGTGGTCGATGGGCACGCCGCGCGATGTCGCCTTTAGCACCGTCGGCCTGGTCATCCCTGAAACGGCGGGTGGTCAGATCAGCTACATTCCGGGTGCGGTGCTGCAAGTGGCTGAGGATGGCACACCGATTCGTCCGGCGGCACCGTCGCCTTTTGGCGGGAATAATCCGCCAGCCGATACGCCATCCGCGACCGATGCCACACCGCCCAAGTCGCTGCCCGCGCCGCTGTCCAAACGCGACCGCATCCGGATGGTCGTCAAAAGCTGGACGGCTGCCGACAAGGAAGTCATCGGCAAGGGTATCGACCAGCTGGCGACCGACCACGAAACCGCGTTTAGCAAAGCCGCCCGCAAGCGCTTCGATGCCGATCAGCGCGAAATTCTGGCGCTGGTCACGACTGCAAAACAAAAAGCACTCGCGCAAAAAGCCACTATCAACTGGCTGGCGATGCTCAAAGACGTCACCGATTATCTGGACGCTGCCGGAGCCGATGGCTGGCGTGAAGCGTTTGTCCCCCTGATGGAAGCGGTCGTCAATGATGCCGGTAAGTTCTGGTCGGCCAAGCTCGGCATGGAGTTCGACGTCCGCAACTGGCGCGGCGAGGAATGGTTCGACGCCTACGTCCTCAAGTTCGCCCAGCCGATCAACCAGACGACCAGCGACACGATCCACGACATTCTGGCGCAGGGGCAGGCTGAAGGCTGGTCGCATCAGACCATGCAAAGCCACCTCGAAGATACGTTCAAGCAGTGGATGGACGGTGATCTGGACGCGGAAAGCTTTGACTGGCTGACATCGCGGATGCCTGCCTACCGCATTGAGATGATCGCCCGCACCGAAACCATGCACAGCGCCTCCGCCGGAACCAACGGCCTCTTCAATGAATGGGGCGTCACCAAACGCTCCTGGCTGACCGCGATTGACGGGCGACAGCGACCGACGCATGAAGCCGCCAACGGGCAGGTGCGCGGGATCGATGAGCCGTTCGACGTGGGCGATTCCAAGCTGATGTACCCGCTAGACGACAGCATGGGCGCGGACGTGGGCGAGATCGTCAACTGCCGCTGTGCCGAGCTGCCGATTGTCGATGATTGATATTTCCGATAGCCGCCCACCGCACGGGCGATACTTTGTTAAAACGATGGAGGATTGAGTCATGGCAGCAGTAAATCTTGGAACCGGCGTCACACCCGGCCCCGACGCAGACATTATTTTTAACCAGACTGTCGGGCAGGCGATTTTGGCCGGCCAGATTGTCCACGAAGATCCCGCCGACGGCAAATGGCGTCTGGGATCGAATGCCAGCGTCACATCCCCGCGCCGCGTCGGTGTCGCGCTCAACAGTGCGCCCACAGTCGGCCAATTGGTTGATGTGCAGTACGGCGGCACGGTTCTTAATACGGCCACACTCGTGGTCGGTGAGACGTACCAGATCGCCGCAACGGCGGGCAGCGTGGCTCCTGTTGCCGACATTCTGGCCGCGGCCTACGCCAGCTTCATCGGCATCGCCCCGACGGCGACCAGCCTGAAACTGCGCCCGCTCATCGGCGTTGTCGCACACGCGTAACGAGGTTCATGATGCCCAAAGAGCGTGAGAAGAAAGAACTGGTATCACCTGCGTTTGCGACCAAGATCGTTGACGCCGAAAAAGGTATTGTCGAGGCGATCATTAACGTCTACGGCATTCTTGACCTTGGCGACGATGTATCTGTCTATGGCATGTGTGCCAAGACGATCAGTGAACGCGGTCGTGATTTTAGAGTGCTTAATTCTCACAGCACCCGGAGTGCGCTGGATGCTGTTGGCGTTTGCCTGGCTGCCCGCGAACTACGCCGGGACGAACTGCCGCCGGAAGTGCTGGCGAAATTCCCTGAAGCGACCGGCGGATTATGGACTCAAACGCAATACCTGATGGAAACCCCTGAAGGCAAGGGTGTTTTTCAACGGATCAGAGCAGGCGCGATTAAGGAATACAGCATTGGCTATCAGGCCATACAGGTCGAATACAAGAAGATCGAATGGCGCGGTGAAATAGTCGGCGCGCGCTTTCTCAAAGAGATTGCTTTAGTTGAATACTCGCCAGTTGTATTCGGTATGAATCAAGCCACTTTGACCACCGGCGTGAAAGCAGACGAGCCAGCCGAACCAGAAGACAAGGACATAACCATGACAACCTCCAAAGGCATGGGCGCACAGCCGCAGCCCTGCATGGGCGATTACCTCAGCGCCAAGATGCGGGCGGCCTGCAACCAGGAAGCCGATTACAGCCTGATGTGTGGCAGCTTAACCGCTGTCGAACACAAGGCGGTGTCGGACGCGCTGCACGCCGGGATTGAGGCTTTCACCAAAGCGCTGCCGGAAACGGTGGCCGCTGCGCCCCGTGTCAGTAGCGGGTTTGGATGGTTTAGCGCCGACGATCCGGATGGAAAAGCCAAGCTTGCCAAACTGCAAGCTAAAGCCGGGCGGATGCTGTCCGGCGGTAACACCGCCATCATCCAGAGTGTGATCGATGGCATCGAAAGCCAGCTCGAAGTGCTGGAAAAGTTGTTAGCCGACGCGGGCGTGATTGATCCCGCAGAAGATGAGATTGACCCGCCGGAGGACGCTCCGGCTGAAGACATGAGCAAATCCAACACGCAGGCCGGGCCGGACGTAGTGCCACCCACCGATGAAACGCGCAAGCGTTTGCTCGAGAGAATTCTATCCGAATTAGAAAACTAGGTGGTGCAAGATGGATCCGATTCAGGATCTGATGTCTCAGGCCACTGCTCTACTGGGTGAAGCGAAGACCATTCTGCTCGACCCCAAGAGCACGTCTGAAGATGTTGAAAAAGCCGAACGGCTTTACAAGGACGTCGAGAGCATCAAAGCTCGCGCGTCAAAACTCAAAGACATAGAAATGCAAGAAAAAGCATTTCGCGGTGCGCTGTCCGACCCCTTCGGCGGCAGCTCAACCCCCAACCCCGAAGCCGCGAAGAAATTCGCCAACTGGGGCGATTATTGCAAGGCGCTCGCCAAGTGGCAGCTGAGCAAAGGGCAGGTCGTTGACCCCCGCTTGAAGTTCTTCGAAGACGAAGAACCCGACACGCTGGCACGCAAAGACATGTCCAGCCAAACACTGGCCGGTGGCGGCGCATTGATCGACGTGGAACAGTACAACCAGTTGATGGCGGTACAGGCTCCCAAGTCCATCATCCGCCCGCGCGCGACCATTATCCGCATGGGCAAGCGTCAGATCGAAATGCCGGTGCTGGATCAATCCCAGTCGTTGGTGGCCGGTGTCCCGGCTTTCTTCGGCGGTATTCAAGCCTACTGGCAAGAAGAAGCCACATCCGGCACCGTGTCGGATGCCAAGTTCCGCAAGAACACGCTGACCGCGCATCAACTGATCGGCTATACACAGGTGAGCAATCAACTGTTAGCCGATGCCGATATGGCGCTGGCCGATTTCCTTGGCGGGCCGATGGGCTTCCCCGGCGTCATCAGCTGGATGGAAGATTACGCCTTCCTCGTGGGCAGCGGTGCAGGCCAACCCCTCGGCGTGTTGAATTCACCGGCAGCCGTCTCGGTCACCCGTAACACGGGCAGCACCATCAAGTACGACGACTTCGCCGCGATGGAATCAGCCTTCTACGGGCAGGATGGTATCTGGATCGCCACATTGGGCGCGAAGGCCAAGATGCTCCTGGCGGCTGGCCCGGTCGCGACCAACTACGCCGGTAGTTACCTGTGGGGCAGCATGGAGTCCAGTGTACCGCTTCAGGTATTGGGGCGTCCGCTGTTCTTCACCGACAAGCTCCCGGCGGTCGGCACCAAAGGCGACCTGATGCTGGTCGATCCCAAGTATTACCTCATCGGTGATCGTCAGGCCACAACCGTGGACACCAGCGATCAACAGAACTTCAAGACCAACCAGACGGCGTTCCGTGTCGTGCACCGTGTCGACGGTCAGCCCTGGCTGAACGCGCCGATCACTATGCAAGACAACGCGACCTACAGCCCGTTCGTCGTGCTGAACTAAAGGATAAGTGCAAACATGATGGATCAAATCCTTTACAGCGAACAGGTCGAAATCCTCACCCAGTTGTCACCGGCCAGCCAGACGGTTGCCCAGACCTTGACGCGTGTCAAGGCGGACAAGCACACCAGAATCGTGGTTGAGCTGATGGTCGGCGCGATCACCGCGACCGGCACACTGGACATGACGGTGCAGCAGGCGACACTGGTCTCCGGCGGCTTGACCAAGAACATCACCAATAAAGCCGGTGGCACGTTGGGCTTCACCCAGGTCACACAGGCCGGTGGTGGCTCCAACAAGACCTATCTGGTCGAGTTCCGCACCGGTGCGCTCGATCCTGCTTACCCCTGGATTGCCGTTGTGGTGACGCCTGCCGTTGCAGCCGCCATCTTCGGCGTGAAGGTGTTGGGCGTGGATCCCAAGTACGCGCCCGTCGTCCAGACCAACTGGGCACAGGCCAACTTCTAACCGGGGCTTCCTTCGGTTTCAAGGTTCTCAGAAACCGCCTCGGAAACGGGGCGGTTTTGTTAAGAAAGAGATGAGCGATGTCAACGACTTTTGGACTTTGTAATTACGCGGCACAGAAGATGTTGGGCGAACTGCTGGGCGGCACGGCCTTCAGCGCACCGGCCACCATCTACTTTGGACTGATCGGCCCCAATAAGGGCAAGTGGACGGCGACTACGGCCTATACCACCAGCGATTATGTCATCCCGACCACGGCCAACGGACGCCTGTACAAGTGTACGACGGCAGGCACCAGCGCCGGTTCGGAACCGACCTGGCCGACCACTGTCGGCGGCACCGTCTCGGATGGCTCAGCGGTATGGACCGAGCAAACCGTGGCCTTTGACGCGGGCACCGCGCCGGAAGTCACCGGCGGCAGCTACGCACGCGGCTCACTGACCAACAACACCACCAATTTCCCGACGCCTTCCCTGGTGGCGCAGCTGGAGCAGGTGCAGAACGCGGTGGCTGTGTCGAACTTCCCGACACCATCTGGCAACTGGGGAACCAACGGCTGGATCAGTCACGTGATGCTGTTTGACGCGCTGACCGTCGGTAATCCGCTGATGTACTGGGATCTGACCACGCCGGTGCAGGTCACGAGCAGCGCCACACCGTTTAGCATCCCGATCAACGGCATGACCGTCGGCTTAGGGTAAGCAGCAAGAGGAGGCCGGTACATGCCTGCTGTAGCAGATCGCGTCAAGGATCTGTCCACAATCGCGGGCATATTCACGACGCAATGGGACGCTGAATG